TTCGGGATCTTCTTCCGCATCGCCGTGAACAAGCTCCAGACCAGTATAGATGATTGCTTCGTCATCAAGGTCTACGGGCTCGCCATCACCGTGCTGTACCGCTATGAAATCGATTTTTGCACCTGGATTAGCGCCAGACAAAACTAGGCTAACTTCGCGGATCGTGCCATGAATTACATTCTTGGCTTTCTCAACTAATTGATTCGCAAAGATCGATAAGGACAGAATATCCTTGTGTTCTTTGAGCGATTTGGCTTTTACCGCTTCTACAGATTCATTCAAATATGCATAAACGTATACGCCATCCGCACGGTTTTCCAGTTCAGCATGACCGAGTATATTAGAGAGCTCATCGTGAAGATGCCGCCACACTAAAGGAACGGTCATACCGTCTTGATCTTTAAATGCATCACGCAAAATCGTACGCCCATCGGAGCATTTAAGACCATTCTTAGTGGCCCAGCCACTAAAGTCGTAATTAGCACTTGGTTTCATTATTTAATACTCCCTTCACCATTAGTTCGTCCGGAATCACCTTCACGTCCTGAATCATCTTCCGCTGCTATGTTCAAATTCTTGTTCCGTAATTCATCGGCTTTAGGATCGTCACTAGGACGCATACCGAGTACGGCGCGGAATTCATTACTAGAAACAATTTCGTTTCGAGTAAACTTGTCAGCCATTTCGGCCAACTTAGAAGCAGGTACGAGTCTGAACGGATCTCGAACAGCCAATAATTTCTGGCCCTGAGTCCGTCCAGTTTTTGTAAGAAATACACGTGACATAGCATCAGTAATAGCCCCGAGAAACGGCTCGATAGTTCTATTCCAATAGTTTATCATAGCTGCTTCATCCGCGGTACCATCGAAAATTTCCTTCGTCAATCCTAACTGGCTCCATAGCATACTCGTTAAATATTCGATTTGGCTCATCAAATTATTCTCAGCTGGTCTGTTTAGTTGTGTGATCTTTTCAGTCGCATCAACATATCCAATACCGTACTGAGAGTCCTTTAATTGGCTTTCGATTGCCTCGCGGCGATTCTCGGCCTGCTGTCTTCGTTTTTCTGTCTTGAGAACATAAGGCAACTGGATAAGTAAATCTAATCTACCAGAGCCACTTTGTTTATCAATAACATCAATAAGATTAATCTTTTCGATTAAACGACGCAATGTCGAGTTCGGTTCGTTCATTACAGCATATAACGGGTTCTCCACAATAGCAACTACAGTTTTTGGTAAAGTTAGTTGTTCATATAACCCTGTAATCTGATTGTAAAGATCTACCTGTACATGCTCGGGATACCATTGAAGAATTCTCGCAGTTCGCATTGTAATTACATCGTAAGAACTGGAAATGGCGGGATTAATAGTAGTATCAACAGGTACAATTGCAACCACTCCTTCATCACACATCGACATCACTACATCTTGAATAAATGCGCGCCCACTTTGATCGATGTTAGCTTCGACATTCAAACAAGTATTTAAACCAGTGTCAATAGTATCGAGGTATCTGCCGTTCTCGTCAGTTCGAACGTGCTGTATACCGATTGCAGCCACATCAATTCCAATTCTGTTATAAACGGATGCTATTATCGAACGCTCATTATTATAGAACATTCGTAGCCGATCAGGTCTATACCCAGAACCAGAACCGATGTCGTAAGGATCATAAGGATCCCCGGTCCTGAAAATATTCCAGGCCCGTCTGATTCTAGTAAGAATTGTTTCTGGCACTACATTATACCTCCTTCTTCATTGGCCTCAATTTAAATTAAATCCCCCTTTTATTCGATTAGAAAGTAGAAATAGCAGCTCGCACCCAATTCGCATCAGCTATGGTGTTTTCAGCCAACGCGATATAAATATAACTGGAATCCATGAGCAAAGCTCCTATTTCTCCAACGGTTCCATCTACTCCACCAGTCATTAAGACTGCACCGGCGGTAAATGCACCATTAGCCATAGCCTCAGCGAGGACAATGGCATTACCAACAACGCCAGATATATCTGCGGTCCAATCAACCACATCACCAGATCCATCGACAGCACCTACACCCTCAGTATCTGAGGCAGTAACCGCAGCGACAAGGGCTGTGATAGCAGTAGCAGCTATGCAATCAACACCGGATGCAAAAGTTGCTCCACTAAATATGTTGGTAGCTTCATCAAATGTTTCTACAGATGTAGTCGCATCACCAGCTGTTCCACCAACAAGCACGGTTAGAACAGCGTCATTCCCACCGAAAGCAGCAATACTTACTTCTGGGTGAGGTGTATTGTGCCCATCACTGCCATTAACGGCCGCCACAATTGCAGCTTGACAGGAAGCTAAATCTGTTCCAACATCAACTTCACCATCAGCATTAGCTGTTCCATCCGGAACGAAGGTATATACAACACCTTCTATGGTCATATCATCACCAGCTAACACCTGAGTATCGATAGTGAGAGTTACTACTGAACCAGTCGCACCGCCAGTAATATCAACAGCTATGTTGGCTTCATCAGTTTTTGACAAGGCAGCATCTGTCAAAAATTCATAATCATCATCGTTGATGGACACAGTTTCTCCATCAATAACAACACCGGTTACTGCCAAGGCCATAGTTGCAGCCACGGCATTTACTGGAGTGCCTACGGCTCCTGGTTGATCTTGAAGATCGCTAACAGCTTGAATTGCTGCTGCCAAAGACACATCTTCATCAATGAGGTCTTGAACCTCTTCCCCCAAAAGCACATCGCCATCCAATACACGCGACATATTATTAAAAACTTTTCGTTCTCGAACCGATAAGCTATCCATTTTGTAAAACTCCTTTTAAATTATTCGAAAGAATCTTTATTAGCTTTGTATGCAACATACGCATCCATCATGGCTGCTACAGGATCAATTTTCTGCTCATAACGCTTCTTCAATAACTTTCGATTGCCATTGGTATCTTCAAGCGTAATCGCATTTCCCATAGCAAATGTCATCAACTCCTGATCAAACAATAACATTCTCTCTTCCGATAGTGTTTTTAATTCTCCAAGCGGAACACTTTCTGTCTTAGCTCCTTGAATTACTTTTTCTATCCCGAAAGGACCATTTTCCGTTTCCCAACGCTCGATAAATTCTTTGGCGTTATAAGGATCAAAGCCTAAACAATTTACGTCGTAACCTAAATCTTCAATAAACGTATCTAGATCATCGTAAACCTCCATCATGTCGATGACAGTCCCCTCTAGAACTTGGAGACTAGTCTCTTCTAAGAATTGATCGTATTTTGCACGTACTGCGAGTGGTAATTTCTTTAAAGTTAGTGACGAAATATAACATCTAGTCTTGACACCGAAATTACCATCAGACAACGGAAACAAGAACGTAAATGCACAGAAGTCGTCTCCCTGTGAAAGATCTGCACCAAGTGAACAGGGAAGCTCCCAAAAATCTCGTTTACGATGCGGAAGTGTTTCTTCATACGTAAAGAAGTAGGTATAGCCTTCCATCGGAATTCCAAATCTCTTAGCAAGAATATCATTCCTTGCAGCTGGTACTTTCTCAGCTCTTTCTACGTCACGTTGGTATGTTTCATAGGTAACAGTCTTCCCTAAATTCGGATTAGCTTTTGGCCACATTCTAGGGTTACTAACTTCTTCTATCTCATCAAGACGGTAATAGAATATGGACACATGCGGGTTAATATAGTCGCCCTTAAGTATGTCCAATAACTCCATCTTAATTGTATCACCACTACTGTTGCGGATTGTTCCTTCAGAGCTCATTGCGACTATCAAATAATCGTCTAATTTAGAAGCTCCTTGTTCGATTGCTCCGACCACATCTTCCCGAATATCCCCGGAAAGCCATTCGTCAATTGTAGAGACAAATGGACGTAGACCTTGAAGCTTATCGATAGCCATTGGGCGTATTTCAACGATTGAACCTGTAAGAAAGTTTTCAATACCTTTCTTGGTAGATGCAAGTTTCTGTCGCAAAGCTTTAGACCCAGTAGTATTCTGGATAGAGCCTTCTGTCAAAAACTTAAACAGCGGACCTCTGGCCCGCACAATTGAAGTACGCATTGGAGACATTACTTCTTCGGCCTGCTTCATCGTAGGAGCAGTCGTTACTTGGTGCGTTGTGGTTGTATTAACGTTTAGAAAATAGTTTTGTATCAAAGAGCCGTACATTGATTTAGCCGCACCTCGTGCAACTATCAAATATTGCTTGTTGATTAATCTTTTCTTCAATCTTTTTCTAACGTATTTACCTCCTCGATTACCCGCTGATGGAACAAATACTGATCTTTCTACAAAGTAGTACCAGCCGAAGATTTGTTCCGCCCATAGCTTAAAGCTTGGCAGCAACACTAAATCGCTACCATCGGTTAGTGTCAATTCTGCTTCACAAAATTTGATAAAACCGTGTATAGCTTCGCTATCGTAATAGATACCTGGATTGTCAATAAGTTTGTCTATTCTATTCATCTCTAACGAAATTTGTTTACAAACCGGCAGACTACCATTGAGTACCTGTTCGCGGAATTCTCCATAATACTGTGGGACTGCTTTGTTAGAGAATACCATAGATTATTATCCTAATACTCGTCTTGAACGGTGAGTTCTTTTTCAAACAGCTTATTCCAATATTTATTGGCAGCTGGTTCATCAAACTTTTTACCCCATTTCTTAGCTGATGCTTTATCATCTCTTATTAAAGTTTTAATCAGCTTTTTGGTGGCTGTGGCTCTTTTTTGATCTGCAGCCTTCCGGGCCATTGCTTTCTTCTCTGCTTTAGCATAACGTTTTGCGGCATTCTTCTGAAATTGCTTAGTCAACTTACTACGCCCGCCTTTAGTTAGTGCTGAATTGTTTTTATCAAAGACTAAAGTTTTAAACCCTTTACTACCCGAAAGTTTACCTACAGCCGCTTTACCTTCAGCCACAGCAGCCTTTCGACCTTTTGGATAGATCAAACTTGTACTTGAATCACCTTTTAAAAAAGTTCTTCCAGCACTACGAGCTTTTCGAACACCCCACTGCATGCCTTTGGTGCCATAATGTCTAATTACTTTACTAACCGCCATTAACCACCTCCTGATACGATTTTCTTAGCATACGTTGTGGCTGACTCAGTAATAACATTCGAAAGAACTTGTTTCGCCATACTTCCAGCTAAACTAGCAACTGCTTTTTTAGCTTTTGCGGTGGCCGATGGGTTAAGTTGAGCATATGTTTTCTCCAGACTCAACCTAGCATTAACTTTCTTTAATTCGTCATTCGTTAGCTGGAATCCTTTTTTTTTACGTAACTTCGCAGCACTCTTCGATTCCGAACTACGACTACGCTTTTTTCGTACACCCCATTGCATACCTTTAGTGCCGTAATGCGCAATTGCAGCTGCAGCTTTTTCATGAAGTTTATTGTTCATAGTTATTACTCCGCTGGTACAAGATCGGGATCTACTTCGACCATTAATCTCCAAGCTAATTCTGTTAATTGTCGGTTATAAGCATCCATCAAGAACGAAGTTCCCGGCGGATCGAACTCTAACCTACATTTTACAAAAATATAACTTTTTACTGCTTCGATGTTACTAACTCCGTCGAATAAATTAGCCCAAGTGGCAGTATCATCTGTAATACTGAACCCACCATCAGGCCCAATGCCCAATTGACCTACAGCCATTAACGCACTATTAATTGCAACGAGTAGTTCTTGATCAAAGTCTGTGAAATCTGGTAGAATACCCAATGATGTACGAATAGTTTTTAAAATACTGGTTTCCATAGCCATAGTATCTCCTTATTAACGCCAAGGCACGGTATCGCCCGAACGCCGTACAACTATCGGTTTTGGTAACAAATTTTCATCTCCATAATGGATCGCCAGATGTGTCTTATGACTTGTACAGATCAAAACGTCTGGATCAAACAATACGTCATCGACATTCTCTATCTGATCTTTAGTGATTGGATTTATGTGATGGATAACAATCTTATCAACAACATCATAACCCGGAATACCTAGATCACAACCACCATCTCGTATAATTACTTCATCTCTAACACTCTTCCATATAGGAGACCGATAAAGAATCTGATTGAGATAG